TGAACGCAGGGTCTTCCAGGCCGACAGCGATGTTCGGGTACCGGGCCTCGTCGACCGTCCCCTCGGTCGCCCTCCACTGCGCTTGATCCGGGAGTTGCGTGTCGCTCTGGAGGTTGACCTCGATGGATTCCGCGTACCGACCGACGCCGTTCGGAGGTGCCTGAGTAGACAGGGCGCCTGTGTCGACCGTGACGCGCGCGGACGAGCCGTTAGCGCGGGTCACGGTGACGTCGTTGCGCGTGGCCTGATCGTCCTCGATCGGCACGAGCTCAGCGAGGTCCCCGTACGCAAGCGCGAGGGGGTTGTACTGGTACTGCCGTGAGTCGCGGGTGCGGTAGCCGAGCCCCAATTGGTCGCGGGACTCGAAGAGCTGACCCATGTCGGCCGTCTCGCACTCGGTGAGCAGGTCGTATAGCGACAGTGCCCGCTGCGGGCCCATCGGCACCGACTGGTCAAGCCCGCCGGCAGCCGTGAAGGTGACACCTTCCTCGCCGCAGAGGCGCTCGATGCGGCGGCCAGCGGTCTCGCCGGCGTATGCGTCGAGGACTGCCGCCAGGTCGAATATCGAAGTCTTCGTGTCCTCGAAACTGGCGTGCCCCAGCGTGACGCTCGCGAGGGTTCGGGCGGGGCCGAACTGCACCGCCGCGAATGTCCCCAGCGTTTGAGTGGCGGCCGTCGCGCCGACCGCGGAGCCGACGCTCTCGCCTGGTCCGAGCGTCACCATGCCGAAGTCGATATTCGCGCCGTTTTGCTGGAGCTCTATCGAGTATCGAAGCGAGCGGTCGAGCACGTTGAACGCCCAGACGCCCGTGGTTCCGAGGAGCGTCACCACTCCGCCCACGTAGCTATAGAGGGCCATCTCCAGCGTGCCCGTGCTGCCGACGATCAGGTCGGCATAGGTGACCGTCCCGCCAGCGAAGAACACGCGCGCGAGAGTCGCGGTCGCCTGCCCCGTAGGAACCCGCGCGAGGAACCGAACCTGGCCTTGGCCGGTCGACGTGTAGCCGGGAACGTAACCTGTGAAGGTCGCGTTCCCTGTCGTGAGCAGCGGATCCGAGCACAGAAAGCTTGTTGAGTCTTCCGCCAGGGACGGCGGTCCGCCTGCGAACGTCATAGCGGGGGCGCCGGTAACCGCGGAACCCAGCGAGGTTGACCCGTCGCCGTCGTCCATCGGCCAGTAGGCGCGGAGCGTAGTCGACTTCAGCAGCGCGCGGCGATACGGAGCCGAGATCGGGTCGCCCTGGATCAGACGCCGCAGCACGCCCGCGGCCTCGACCGGAACCCACACGTCCTTACCGGACACGTCCCACGCCTGCGGCCAGGCCGAAACCTCGCCGAAGAAGCGGAAGCGCCGATTAGTGATCAGCGCGCCAGCGCCACACGACCAGGTGTTGCCCTGGGCGTCCGCGAAGGACGTCACGCCCGACGTCTGCGACGTGAAGATCGGGTTACCGACCAGCGCGCCGCCGATGCCGTTGCGGATCTCGGCCGAGTAGCAGGTCCCGCCGTTGCCGCTGTTCGAGGGCGGGTCCACCCGGACCTGGTCAGTGCCGTTGAAGATGCTGGTCGTGCCCCCGGTGTCGATGGCGGGGGCGCCGAGTTGGACCCACGGGCCCGCCATTGTGGGCGCGTAGTAGAACCGGGCCGTCCGGCCGCCGATGCCGTTGTCGACGTCCAGCGTGGCGCGCACGGCCTGCCGTCCGGCGGTCTGCGGGAGCGGAACCGTAGAGGACAGGGTCAGTTCGTTCGTGCCGTCGACCGACCATGTGATGTAGACCAGTCCGCCGCTCCACACGCCGAAGCGGTAGGAGCGCTGACCCGCAGTCAGGGACTTGTTGATGAGGTTGTTACTGAATGACTCAGCCCACGTGGGAAGCCACCCGTCGAAGCGGAGGTCGATGTCGCCCGTGATCGAGAGCCCCGCCGAGTCCGGCGCGTAGGCGTACTCATACAGCGGGCAGACCAGGCGCACCGCGCCCAGACCGACCGACACCCGGACAGGAGTGTTCCGCCCGATCCGACCGTAGTACGGGCCCGTCGGGTTCCTGGGGCTGAACCTGCCGTCGCGGTTGTTGAACTCGATCTGACAACGACCCGGCTCGGCCTGACCGCCCTCGTTCTGCCGGCCGCGAGTGATCGAGATGCCGGCGTCATCCCTGACGTACACGTAGTTCGTGACGTCGGTCCAGACGCCGGCGGTGACGATGTTCTGAAGCTCAACCTTGACGTCGAGCGGCGTGGACGGGAATACCACGGCCGAGCCTCACTTCCCGAAGACAACCTGCACGTTGCCGCCGCGCACGCGGACGGCCTTACGGATCGCCTCGACGAACGGGCCTTCAACTCCGTGGGAGCCGAAGTCGAACTCGACGCGGATGGTTTGACCGCCGCCCTTGCTGGCCTGGCGGGGCAGCGGTGTCACCTGCGCCCCGCGGTTCAGGTTCACGAGCTCCGGCCCCTGCTCGCCAACGATCGCGAGGCCGTCGCGGATGATGTTCCCGCCCTTGGCGAGATAGGGAATCTGCGGGACGCCGAAGCTGCCGCCGCCGACCGTGCCAACCCCGGGAATGTGCGTGTTGATCTCCGGCACGCCGAAGCGCAGCCGGTTCCACCCGCCAATAACGAAGTTGATCGCCGACCGGAACGCATTCTTGATCCCGTCGAACATGCCCGACGTGGCGCGGGAGATCCGACCAGGCATGCCGCTCAGGAAGCCGACGATCTTGTCGACGCCCCCGGTCACGAAGTTCTTCGCGCGGACGAACGCGTCTTTGACTGCGACGGCGAACGCCCAGAACTTCTTGCCCGCCTTGATGAGGGCCCCGCCGAGGTCGAGCAGGACACCGATGATCTTCCAGCCGGCGGAGAACACATGCCCGAAGACGCGGATCAGCGTGGACAGGTACTTGCCGTAGAACTTGATGAGCACGGGGACGACGCGGCGCAGGATGAAGCTCGCGACCTCGCCCAGGATGTTGAGAACCCGCTTGATCGTGGGCCATGCCTCACGGAACTTGTCCGCGAACTGCTTGACCGCGGGGATGATGTCGTTCCGGAACGACGCGGCGACCTGCTGAATTGCGGGCTGAAGGTCAGCCCAGAGCTTTTGCACGAAGTTGCGGATAACTGGCAGCGCCTCGTCCCGGAACCATCCGGCCAGCCGGCGGACAGCGGAGCCGATCGCGGTGAGCGCGGCTCGGAACTGGGCGAACTTCCCGCCCCCGGACTGCACGTTTGAGATGAAGTTCGAGACGGCGGGGATGACCTTGTCGACCAGCAGGCCAACGACGCGGTTGAAGACCGGCAGGAGTTGCGCCCCAAGCTGCTCTTGCAGGTTGCTCCACGCGACCTGCGCCTTCTTTGCAGGGTCAGCCGCCGCTGCGGCAGCGCCGCCGAACTCCTTCTTGAGCTCGCCCAAGATGACTTTCTGGGCGCCCATAGTGTCGCCGGACTTGACCATCTCCTTGATCTGAGCCTTCTGCTGCTCTGTGAAGCTGACGCCCGACTTGCTCAGGGCAGTGATCCCCTTGATCGGGTCGTTCAGCGCCTTACCGAGCTGGATCGAAGACGTCTTCAGGGTCGAGGCCGAAACCTCACCGTTGTTCAGGCCCGCAGCCATGTCGGTAATGGCTTGGCTTGCCTGGTTGAAGATGTCGTTGCCCTTGCCGGCCTCGTTGCGGATGCCTGTGAAGGTGAGCAGCAGGTTCTGTCCGGACTGGATCGCCTCGTCATCGACACCGGTCTTGTTCGAGATCGCCGTCGACAGGTCTGACACCTGCTTTGAAGTGACGTTCGCGGCCTTGCCCGTCGACCGGATGACGTTCTCGGTGAGGCGCGTTACCTTCGCCGACTCGCGGGCCTCCTGGATCGACTTAGCGGCAAAGGCGCCAACCGCCAAAGTCGCCCCGCCGAGAGCCGCAGCGCCGGCCGCGAGGCCCGCCTTCATCCGGCCGCCGAGCTTGCTCGCGCCATCAGCCGCGGAACGGAACGCAGGTCCCGTGCGGTCGCGACCGATGATGTTGAAAAGGAGCGAGGTGTCAGCCACGCGCGATTACTCCTCGCTTTGATTGCGCCGCTCGATGTAGGCGGCAGCGGAAAGCAGCTCTTCGCGCGTCATGCGCTCAAGTTGGTCCCAGGGCTTGATGCCGAAGACCTCGGCGATTGCCCAGCGGTAACTGAGGAAGGTCTCCTCTAACTCGCTTTTGGGTCTTCGACCTCGGCGCCGGACTTCTCAGCGATCTCGGCGTCAATCGCGGCCAGCAGGCGCGCGCGGTCGTCCTCGGTCTTACCCGGGCCGAGCTGCAGGGTGGACACCTGGGCGCGCATCTCGCGGAGCTCCGCAGCGTCGGCGTCAACCGTCAACTCGTCGTACATGAAGTCAGGCGTGTCGCCGAAGCGGAAGGTGGGGTTTTCCAGCTTCAGCAGGTGCCACAGCAGCACGCGACGGGCGTGCGTCTCGCCCTTGAGGACGGCATCGCGCCACTCGTCGAAGTCGCCGCCACCCCACTGCTTCTCGATGATGACGCAGGCGCTCGCGCGGACGCGCTTGGAGTTGAACGTCCACTCGCGGGCGTCGCCGTCGGCAGGGTCTTCGGGCGTGTACTTCACGATCATTTAGAGACTCCTCAGTCTGTTCGCCATCTGGCGAGACATCTCGTCAACCGCCGACAGGACCGCTTTGCGGTAGTCGTCGCGGTTCTTCTTCAACGTGTCGTCGAACCACCCGGGCTTGCCGGTTTGATGCGCCCAGCCGTGGCCCCAGACGGGGTGCCGCCAGCCGGCGCGGCGGTTCGTACGCTTCGGCGCGTTCGGGAAGCCGCGCGCACCCTTGATCTTCTGGACCTTGATGCTCGCGCCAGGGGTGCGGCCCGACAGGCGAACCTGCACCTTCACCTTCGCCGCGATCGCCTGCCGCAACGGCGGGCCCTTACGCGGATCCCCAGACGACGGCATAGCGAGGATGGCGCCCCGAACCTGCTGAGCAGCAGGGTCGAGGGCAGCCTTCGTGTGGCGAAGAAGCTGCTTACGCAACTCCTTACCGTCCGCCTCCTGGCGGATCTGCCGCGCAGCCCGCACAAGGGAGCGCTGGTCAATGCTGAGCTCGGCCCCGCCTGCCGGTCGGGACGCGACGGGGCCAGCCATCAGGCAGTCTGGCGAGCAACCGCGCCAGTCGTCGGAACCGAGATCGAGTTAGACGCCTCGTCGCCGACACCGCCCGAGATCGGGTTGTGCTGCGTAATCAGCACCGACCCCGTGTACGCCGGGTTCGAGGTCGAGCGGGCGCTCGCCGTCGGCCGAACCTCGAAGGTCACGACCGTGCCGAACAGCGGGAACAGGATCGAGTCAAGCGCCGCGTTCGCGTAGTCCTGCTTGAACTCCAGCGCCAGCGTGCCGGACTTGAGCCCGCCGATGACCTCCTTGGCCCCGCCGGAGCCGAAGGTCGTAACGTCCTTCGCCTCAACCTCAAGCTGCAGCTCCGCCTTGGAGCAGTAGGTCGAGAGGTCCGTGCCGTTGATGCTGACGTACTCGTTAAGGAGCACCATCTTTGCCATGTGGGTTGCCCTCCGGGCATGTCGAAATGCCCGGACGCGCAGAAGCGCCGGGCTAGTGAGGGTGGGTCAGGGTCAGGCGATGCCGACCGCCGCGACGAACTGGAACGACGGCGTAGTGCCGCTGATCGTCCAGGTCACGCGGAAGTAGTTATCCGTCAGCGGTCCGGCCAGGCGGAGGATCTGCCCGCCAACCGCAGTCGCCGCCGTGAACGTCAGCCGGTCGGTGGGCGAGGTGAACCCGACGTTGTCGTCGGACTGCACCTTGACCGTCAGGCTCGGCGTGGTGCCCGAGACCGCCAGCACATGCAGCGAGGCGTAAAGCTGCTGCGACGCGCCGACCGCCCCGAGGAGCATCGCCGTCCCGTTGCCGCTGGCCGTGCGCGCGGTCGAAACCGGGTGCCCGACCGTGCCACGCACCGTGCGCCAGTTACCTTGCGCAGACAGCTTGAACGGCGCCATGTCGCCCACGCCGCCGAGGAGGGTGTAATCCGTCTCCAGGCCGTTCGTGAAGTACGCGAGCGCGCCGTCAGTAGCGGCGACCGGGCAGACCGTCATCGGGCCGATAGCGCCGCGGGAAGCGAACGCAACATCGTCGATCTTCGTGGCGTCGGCAGCCTCGAAGAAGCCCTCCGCCGTCAGCGACGTCGACGCGAGGCCGGCGAGAAGTTCCTTCGCCCCGCCCGACCCGAAGGTCGTCGCATCCTTCGCCTCAACCTCGGTCTGCATGTCAACCTTGTTGGTTACAGCAGTCAAATCAGCCCCAGCGACAAACAGCCGGGTGTTCAGGAGAACAAGCTTGGACACCTAGCCTCCAGTGCCTAGGACGCGAACGCGGAGACCGGCGCCGTAATACTTCGACCCGTCTTCCCACTCGTACCAACGAGGGCCAGAGGTCGTGCCGGACACATGGACAAAGTCGGCCTGACCGCTTAGCGCGAGCTGGCCTGGTGCGCCGTTAGCCGCTTCGATAGCGGCCTTCAGAGACTTCGAGCCCGTCGACGAGATGTACGCGTCGAGGAGCTCGGACGAGGTGCGGTCGTCGGCGCGGGAGACCATCACCATCAGCGTCAGAATCAGCTCTTCCGAGCCCTGCCGCATCGCGCGGTCGTACTCGACGCTCTCAACCTGGAAGTAGGCGAAGGGCGTCGGGCCGTCCGACGGGACGTAGGCAAAGCAGGTGAGCGGATCCGCCATCGCGTTCACGACGGCCGCCGCCTGCTTGCGGACCTCGGCGATATTCATCGCGCCCCCGGAATCACGAAGCGCTGCACCAGGGCAGCCACGTCCGGGTCAGTGCGGGACAGCCGGATCGAGCCCCACTCGGCGTTGCCGAGCACGCCCTCCGGCGACTCGCGGCGCTTGTAGAGACGCGCCGACTGGATGAGCGCGGCGTGCGCCACCTGCGCCGGCACCGCGGGGAAACCCCACTTCGCCGTGACGCGCACACGGTCACGCGAGCACAGCGACCAGCCGTTGAGGTTGATCAGGCCCGTAACCGGGTCGCCCAGAACGAGCGCGTTGTCCGGCGAGGTCTCAACCGAAGTCGTGACCGCCGTCCAACCGTCCGCGGCGTTGCCGGTCTCGACCGTCAGCCCCGTCGTGTCGCCGATGTCGTCAACGAGCAACTCGTCGTAATACAGGCGACCCGCCGGATGGAACGTGCGGGCCGTAGCCGAGGCGTCGAGGTAGAACCGCCGACCGCAGTAGTCGTCGATCGACCGGGAAGCCGCCTCGATGACGGCGTTCAGGAGCGTGTCCCGGTCGGTGTCGGTAATGCCGCCCAGGTGCGCCTTCAGGAGCGCGAGGGTCGTGTACTCGTTACTCAACCGACTTCACGGCTCGACGAGCCGGCCGCTTCTCGGCGTCCGCCGGAGCCGGGCGCTTCTCGGCCTCGGCAGGGGAAGCGACAGGAGCCGCGTGCCCGATCGCGCAGAGCTCAGCACCCTCGGCGTCCGGGACGACGATCTCGCTGCCCGGAGCGGGCCACGGTTGGCCGTCACGCAGCCCCGACAGGGACGCGATCATGCGAATCTTCATTGGGGAGCTCCCTGAGCAGAGAAGGCGGGCACCGGGCGGGGTGAGGAGTGCCCCGCCCGGTGCGTCTTAGGTGGTCGATGTGCGCAGGTACTCCACCGCGCGGAGGAGTAAGTCCTCCCGCTCGCGGAAGTGCCCGATGCCGGGGTTGCAGCGCACACAGAGCAGGCCGCGAATGCGCCCCGTCTCGTGGCAGTGGTCGACGTGCAGGCGCCCCGCGGCTTGTCTGCCGCTCGGGGTCTCGCCGCAGATCGCGCATCGGCCATCTTGCGCTTCGAGGAGCGCGTCGTACTGCTCAGGAGTGATGCCGTAGCGCCGCAGGCTTGCGGCGCGATTTCGGGCGCGGTTCCTCGGATCGTTCTCGACCCGCCGCACAGCGGCCCATGCCGCGCCCTTACATTCCCGAGAGCAGTTGATCTGATTCCATGAACGGGGCAGAAAGTCTGTGCCACACACCTGGCAGGCGCGCGGCACAGACTTCTGATCGTTCGTCAGGATGCGGCGCCCACGAAATGTTTGATGGCACCCGAGGTGTCGATGAGCTTGCCGTCGGTCCGCATGAGGAACCGGTAGGTCACCAGGTCGCTTCCGAAGGCGAAGTCAACGCTGCGCTCGACGCGGACCGGGCCGGCGTTGCGAACGTAGTAACGCGACCAGTCACCGAACAGGACCGACTTCGCGTTCAGCGCCGTAACGGCGACGTTCGGGTCAGTCACGACCGGCTTGCCGAGCAGGTAGCCCGAGATGGGCGAGTCGGGACCAGGCAGGCCGCCACCGCGGCCGACCATCGCGTCGACGTCGAACAGGTAGCGGTTCGAGCCGTCCTTCAGCTTACGAACGGCCGCGAGGGTCGCGTCGTTCATGAGCCACCCGCAGGCCGCGCTCATCCGGTAGGGCTCGATGACCGAGAAGTACAGGTCAATCAGGTTGTCAGCGGTGAAGGCGCCAACGACGCCGGTACCACTGGTAACGCCCAGGGTGGACTGAGTGGTGACGCCGGTCGGCTTCGAGGAACCGTCACCAACGACGTAGGCAGCGCCCGCGATGTTGCCGAGGGCCTCGCCGCCGCGGCGGGTCAGGTACTCAAGCAGGTTGACCGAGGTGTCAGCCTCGAGCTCCGGGCTGATCTGCACGGCCAGGCCGCACTTGTAGGCGGACAGCGAAGCCTGCGCGAAGACCGCGTCAGACTCGGTGACCGTGCCACCCTCGGAGAGCCACGCGGCGGAGGCGTGCGTGGTCGCCTTCGGGATCTGGATCGTGTTGCCGCCGGCGGTGTTCATGACCGTCGGGTTGAGGCGCAGAACGCCCGCGTTGACCCGCAGGTTCTCGACGAGGCGCTCGTAGAAGTCGGTACGCGCGGTGAAGCCACCGGCGGTCGTGGTCCCGACGACCTGGTCGCGAGCCTCGCGCGGGGCGAAGTCGAAGGCGCGGATCTCGCCAGCGACCATCCGGCGCAGGATCGCGGCGTCGTCGGCGTCAGCCTTGGGCTCGTCGGCCTTCGGCGCGTACTTGCTGCGGATCTCGTCCGCGGCCTCGTTGCGCTTCTCCAGGTCGGCGGCCGCGGCGATACGCGCGTCCAGCTCGGCCATGTCGGAGTGCATCCGCATGTAGGTCTGGTCCGCCTCGACAGTGTCGGCGCGGCCTTCCTTCTCGGCGGTGTCGAGGTGTGCCTTGATCTGCTCCCACACGTTCGCGCGGGTCTCGACCAGGCGGCGAAGCTCGCTCATCTGATCCCTTTCAGGGGCATGACGAAGTGCGCGAGCGCCCCGATTGGGCGGTCGCGTTGTTGCGGGTGGGGTGGTTTCGCCTGCCCCTAAGAAGCGCGCGGCC